TGACTTGTGTCTGAATACAAATTTAATTGTTCACGAATTTCGGAAAGTGTTAGCCAAGCCGTTGTTACATTACGATTAGTTTGTTCAAACCAATCATAATTAAACGGATTGCGCGTAGGCGCAAGCTGAACAAATCCTAATCCGGTTTCTGTAACTGCCATAATTAGACACCAACTAAGCGAATACCTGCAAATGGATCGCGAACGGTACTAACCATTCTGCGTTCTGCATACATGGTTATGAAACCGGGCGCAGTTTGTTCAAATGCTTGCACCGTCATTTCTTCAACATCAGCAATCGTTACAAAATTTTCCCATGAAGCAAGGTAAACATTAAAGTTACCTGCGCCTGTAACTGACATATTTGGGTTTGGGATTACAGGAAATCCAAAAATATGCGTTACTGCGCCACCAAATGCGTCACCTGTTTCAGTAAATAAACGAGTAAGATTTGCACCACTAGCAGCCAAATTACGCAATTCATGAATTGTTTGTGGATGCATCATCCACGCTGTACTTGGCGTATTCCAATATTGCGGAGGAAATAAACGCGCCATATCCGACAAATCATTGTAAGAAATAGCCGCTGCCGCTTGACTAAAAGTAGCAATGCTGTGAATGCCGTTTGTAATAGCTGTGCCGCTTGAGCCATAAGCTGAAGCAGATGCACTTGTGTACATATTTAAACCACGCAGACCATTTGTTGCGCCTGTGATTGTAGTTGTACTGCCAGCTTGATCATTATTTAAAATTATTGATGCGCCTTCAACATAGCCAAATTCAGCAATTAAATCTGCGACCAATGTTTCATCAAGATAATTTACATCAGATAAAACAGCAGTACGAATCGGAAGTTGTGCTGTAATTACTCGCGTTGGTATTTGCCAAATACTTGTATTTATGTTTGGCGAACCGCTATTAGGAGTAAAAGTATAACCCCAAGGATTTGTGCTGTTAGTAGCATTACCTGTCTTTGCAACAAATTGAACTGCGCTCATGCCTTCACGTTTTACAATTTTTGCGCCTTGACGAATTGGATTTTGAAAACGTAATGCTGCAAATGCATCATCAAACAAAGTGCGACCACCAACATTGTTACCGCTTCCAGTAAGCGAAGATGCTTCGCGCAAATCTATGGTGATCTTATCGCCGCTTTCCAGCGTCTGCTTAATACCTGAAAGAATTTTTTCGTTGGCTTTCATTTTTTTTCCATTCCTAAATTAGCAAAAAAACCCCGACAGCACACGCCATCGGGGAAGCCGCGCTATTAGGTTGATGTACCTGTCGAACGATAACGCACACCAGCAAAAGGATTAACAACCGAAGTTGCTAAACGCTTTTCACCAAAGAAGGTAATAAAGCCGGGCAATGTTTGATCGTATCGACGCAATACCATCGACAAACGATCCACGATAGTATGGAAACGAGTCCAATCGCAGAAATACATCGGATACAAGCTGTTAGTGCCAGCCGAGCCAGTTGTAAGTTGCGAAGGCGTATCCAAATATTTATTGACGATAACATCAAAGCCAAGCAGTTGACCAACAATGCCATCTTGACGAGCAAGACCATCAATATAAATTGGGCGATTTTGACTATCAACCAAACCGCGAATTTGCTGAAGCAGCACAGGGTTAATCATAAACTTAGCGTCTGGTGTCCAGTATTCCTGTGGTAGCGAATAAACCAGATTTACAACGTCTTTGTAAGTAATATTAGCTGCGCCAACAGTATTAGCATTTGTGGTCAATTGGTCATAAGTAGCCAAAGAATGCAGACCACTTGTTGAACCTGTGCCGCTAGTACCAAACGCTGCGGTAGTTACTGAACCACCTGCATAAGTTGATGCCGAACCTGCATACTGATCAAGACCGCGCAGACCATCAGTACCGCCATAAGTGCCGGAAGTTTGATCGCTGTTTTGAATCATTGACAATGCTTCAGCTTGCGAGAATTCTAGCAACATATCGGAAACTACATTTGCTTCCAAACCGTCAATGTCATCAAGAGCCGCTGTACGAATTGGAAACTGTACATTCAAATCTTGCAGAACCAATTGCCAAATATTCGTGTTTTCCGTTGTAGGTGAACCGTTGTTCTGGATTGTATAACCCCATGCAGCACCAGCATTGCCGACCTTAGCGCGGAATTGATACGAAGAACCATCAGTTGCCACTTGACGCGAAATTTGACGCATTGGGTTAGCAAGACGCAAAGGAGCAAATACAGGATCGTATGCTGTGCGACCACCTTGATTATTACCGCCGCCTGTTAATGCTGATGCTTCTTTCATATATGCATCATATTGAGCAGCATCTTCAAACAGTTTTAGCTCTTTTTCAATACGAGCGTTTGATTTGTAAAAATTTGCTAGTTCTTCACGAACGCGACGATTTACATCAACTTGAATGCCTTTGTTTGCACGAACAATTTCAGGCGCACGAATTTGTGCAACTTTAGCTTCTAATGCAGAAACTTTTTCAGCAAATTCAGCTTTAGCAGTTTCAACAGATGTAGAAACTTCAGCCAGCTTTTCTGCGACCATAGTTGCAGTTTTTTCTTGCAGATTAGATTCGATGGAATCTAGTTTTTCGATAATTTTATCCATGATATTCCTTAATTAATTAAATCGAGAATCTAAAGCCTTTAGCAATTCTCTTTGCTCAAGTGCTAATAGAAGTTTAGCCGCATCCGAATCAGCATCACGCATTTCGGTATTCGGTTCAGCAATTTTAGGATTAACATCACGTTTACCTATCGCTTTGCCTATAACGGATGCAGCTTTTGTCGCATCCTTTCGAGCAAACCCTACTTCTCGCAGAGCCTTCTCAAATACTTTTAAATCCGCAGAACCATCCTCGCGGAAAAATTCCAATTTGTTGATATTAGCCATTGGGTTATTTGGTTGCATTACGATTGACACTTCAGCCAACCCGCCTTTTGTAATGCTAAAATAACCTTCTTCATCGGCATCAATTCCTGCATCTAGCATATTGCCTTCAGCATCAACCATTTGATATTCATCTGCATACGCACCAACAGAAACGCCGCCAACCATCATGGGCGATTCTTTCATAATGGTGTATAAATCTTTTCCAGCAGTTGTGTTGGTAAAAATATTGCCTTTACCAATCATGCCCTCATCAGTAAATTCAAATTCATCCCATTGACCAACAGGCATTGCTTGATCATTATGCTGAAAATACATTGGCAATGGTTTGCCAATCGCAGCAAATTCTTTTGCCCATGCTTGGAATGGCGCAGCTTGATAATTAAATCTGCGACCATCTGCGCCTTCTCGCGCACCCCATGTTGTAAGCATTGCTTCAATTTTGCCCGACATTGCATCGGCAGATTCGTCAGCAAAAATGCCCAATGAAACTTTAGATTCGAAAAAAAACGTCACGTTTTTAGTCATGAAATATCACCTTTTTTAGTTGCATACCATTGACAGGCAATGGTTTAGTTTTGCGCTTTGCGGCATCTTGTTTTATTTTATTTTCGGCTTGCTGTTGCGTTTGCCGTTTTCTGTTTAGACTAGGCTTTTCCATTTTGCCCTGTTTTTCCGACAGAACTTGTGTTACCGCCGCCGCCTGTATCTTGTGGTGCAGAACCAGAAATTGCATCCTGTTTGCCGCCTTTATTTACTAGCGTTTTCGCAATCGTATCATCAATTTCAGAAAGTCCCAAATATTTTCTTGCTTCATTAGGTGTCAAAATTCCAGCGTTGACACCAGCGACAGAATAATTCATCTGGTCAAGTGGTGCGCCTTTTAAAAAGTTTTCTGTCTGAAATTGAACGTATAAGTTTGGATAACCTTGCAACAAACTCATTTTTAGCTTTTGCTCCACATTCATAATTAATGGAGCCATTGTGCTTTTATAGAATTCATCCAAAAGCGTTTGAGTATTATTAAACTTTCCTTCAGCAACACCAATCATTTGTGGAGGAACGCCAAACACACCGCAGATGCGTTTCATTGTTTGATCTTTTAATGCAGCAAGATTTGCATCTTGAATTGTAAGCATATCAACAGGCATATATTTCATGCCATTATCAAGCAACATACCTTGACCGGGTTTTGATGGGTCTGTTGGTCTTGAGCCAGTAAGTTGTGACCAACCTTCTTTAAGACGAGCAGCAATTTCTTTATATTTAGAATCAGGA